ACGTCTGCGCCATGTTTTGACGCATTCATGGGGGCTGCGGTGGCATAAATGGTGATCCGGCGGGGAGGACCGCCACTTGCCACCTGGCAGACGGTAAAGCTGCCTTTATTTACCAGTTTTCCGTTGAATCCCAGTCCCAGCGTTAATACTGCGCCTTTTGGTGGCAGCGCCATCGTCTCACTGAACAGGGTTATCATCAGTTCATCGGAGCGCTTTGTGGCAGCACCATTATCGGTATAACGCAGTTCAGCCAGCCCCCGCTTTATGGCCTTCGTGATATCCTCACCCTCTGCTGTCAGGCTGAAATCCGGCTGATACTCATTCAGTCCCATAGCTGAAACGTCTCCTTTTCCTCCGGTTCATACACCCAGTCCGGCAACACGATTTCCACTCCCGCCGGATAGACCGGACCAATATCAGCCAGTCCGGGATTGGCTTCCAGTACCGCCGCCAGTGACTGGTTAAGTCCGGCGCTGCCATAGTGTCTCTGACAGATATCATCCAGCATATCGCCGTCAGTGGTCCGCCAGTTTTTCGCCATAGTATTTCAGCTCCAGTGTGAACGTTTTGTTCTTCGGCGCACCGCCGGGAAGAAATGACGTGGTGTTATCTGAATAGGCAGTTGCCACGAAATACCCCATCACATCACCTGTGCTCGAGACCAGAAGATGCGGGGCCGGATTGTCATCCACCATCTGAACCAGTGTATCAAGAGCGTCCATTCCCACACCGTCACGAAATCCTGCATGCGCCATACCTTCAAGGGTTATTGTTCTGGCCCCCTTGCCGGTATACTGCAGCAGGTCGTTTTTTCCGATAAGCTGTTGTTCATCCCATCGCCATTCCATCGTGCGCTTCATGGCGTTATAAGCAGCAGTATCAATACTGAATTCAAACTCACCAAACGACAGCATGACGCGGGAGGCGACATCCGTTAATGATCCCACCGCGTCCCATGCTTCACGCTCAAGCCGGTTTACGCCCCAGCCCAGCAAATCCACCATATTCACCCCCAGAATGCATCACCATCAGTCATGCGGGAACGCTGACCAAAATTAATATCTCCCAGATTTTTCGTTACCCTGTCTGCCAGTTGTCCGGCATCCTCGCCGGGCTTCTGAGTGATGTTAAATTCCGCCCGTATCTGATATGTGGGTTTTACTTCCACCTGGCTGACACTGCCGGGTGTATACTGAAGAGCTGAGAGGGGATCCGAATTACCCTGCCCCGGATCTGCTGCATGAAGTCCATCAATGTAGGTGCGGGATTTCTCTTTTATCGCCTTAAAATCAGGTTCTTCTTTCGGCCCCAGCAGAGGGTCGAGAAATGCATCAAACTTTTTATCGTCATGATTCCAGGGGAGATAACCGCGGGTGTCTTTATAAGCCTGTACAACCTGTTTCGTCAGATCCGGATTTTGCCTGAGCAGTTCATCAAACCATTCTCCCTGGCCGTTTTTCTGCGCCACCGCTCTCGCCAGCTCCGGCGACCCCATTTTTGCCAGATATTCCAGTACCTCTCGCCGGTCCTGACGCGGATCATCTGCCAGCCCCCACTCAATGGCTTTCTGCGTTATTCCGGCCAGAACTTTTCCAAATTTCCACATCCAGGCAGCCATGTCGATCAGCGCCGGCAGGGCATCATCACGAATAAATGCCCGGATTTTTTCCAGCCCACCATTCTTAAACCAGGCCGCAAGGTCATCCGTCACCTGTTGAATATGTGGGGCAAGTTCATTACCCAGCTGTCCGCTGATTTCATCAATGGAAGAACTCAGAACATTACGGAGATTTGACAGTGCCACATGTCCCTGAACTGCGCCATCAGCCCCTGCCTTTGTCACCAGGTTATAGCGTTTCTGCTCACTGATAAGCTCCCGATAAGTTTTCCCTGACAGACGCATCCAGGTCAGAATTTTATTGGCCTCACCACCGAACAACGCATCTGCCATTCCGGCAGCCACCTGTTCATTCTCTACCTGCAGTAAGCGATCAAATAAAAATTCGACCTGCTCCTGGTTACTTTTCCCTGCCATCACCCCGGCTTTCAGTCCCAGTTTGCCAAAGACCTCCTGAATGGCCCCTTTATCCGTGGCACCATTATCATCGTCAAAAACCTTGTTCCGGTACTCCTCAAACAGATCACCGATGTTTTCACCGTTCAGCCCCATCAGTCGGGCCAGAGAATCCCATGACGCATAGGTTTCATAATCCACCCCATAACTGCGGGCTATCCCTGCCCGCTCTGCCGTCTCCGTATTCCGGTTAAGCACAGCGGCAGTGCCCGCTGCCAGCGTCAACCCGGAACCAACCGAAAGCCCAAAACCGGTTTTAAGGACCGTCCCCGCCCGCCCTTTCCAGCGTTCCAGGCGTTCCGCACGAGCCAGTTTACGGTTAAATTTGTCCTGCTCTCCGGTGGCATCATGAATTTTTTTACCCAGCTTTTCATACTGCTTTCGCAGATCGGTAATATCCTGTCCTGCCAGTACAGCAGCCTGAATTTTTCGTTTCAGTACGTCCTGCTGGCGTGTCAGACGAGCCACTTCCTGTGTTGCCCCTGATAATCCGTGCTTCAACCCATCAACCGATTTTTTCCACGACGGATCTATCGTGCCTCCGATCCGGATATTCGCTTTAAGGTTATCGCCCACCGTTGCCATAACATCGCTTCCTCTCTTCCGACTCCGCCAGCATCATTGCCACAAAATCCGTATACGGCAGCGCCATCACATCTCCGGGAGACCACCCGAACCAGGCACCGGCACGCCGTATCGCTGTCAGGATGCTTTCTTCTTCCGCCGGACCGGCGGCAGCAAAAAAACATTAAACTGACGCTCCAGGGCCAGGTAATCACACGCTTCCATGTTCATCATGTCTGCCGCGTCCATCCCACACAGACCGGCAATCATATCCAGATCAGCCTCTGCTTCCGGTTTGTTACTCCGGCGATGCAACAGACGATCGCGGACAGTGGGCGCACGCATAGTGACGTGCGTGATCGTCTGTCCTGATGCGGTGACATACGGCACGGATAACACAATTTCCACGCTGCTGGCAGGAACACTGTTTTTTTCCGACATAAGCATCTCCTTTAAAAAGAAAAGGCGGCCTGAGCCGCCTGAATGACAGGATCCCCGGATTAAACCCGGATGATTTTTTTCAGATCCGCCAGAACATTAACGCCGTTAATACGGCGCACAAATTCCTCCGGAATAATGCAGATGGTTTCCACACCGTCAACAGCCTGACGGTAATAACTCAGTGACATTTCCACCGTCACCGAAGCCTCTGCCTGTGACGTTGCGGGACGCGCATCCGGCGTGATACTGGTGATCATCCCCTGCAGGGTTTCCACCTGTCCGCTGGTCGCATTCCCCACCTGGTAAGCCTGGCGGACAACAATCTCCGGCGAATAAAGCCCGGCCTGTAATCCCAGCAGCGTAAGCATGGCAACATCATAACCATAAATCTTAAACGAACAGGTCAGCGCTTCCATGCCGTCATCCACTGCCACCGGTGCATCCATTGCGCCAGTTTTGATATCCACTGTCGTGATATTAATGGCTGGCGGCGTATATTCGTGCGCCCCCTGAAGACGGATCCCACCAGGAAGAAATAACGCCCATGCGCGCAACAGTTTTTTTTCACCCGTAATCATACCGTCAGCTCCTCCAGCGCCAGTTTATTGTTAATCATCGCCCGCAGTGTCAGGCGCTCCAGTGGTGACTTCGGCCCAAAGTCATAATCGATATACAACTGCCCGGCGGCCAGGGTTTCTGCTGTGTTCAGTTCATCATTCAGCCAGGCACTGCCACCGTGGATCGCGCCCAGATTTTTAAGCTGACGCATATAGGCATTAATACTGCCAAGAATGTCGTCCGCCACATCACGATCCAGCGGACGGTCAACATAAGGCAGCATGGCCTCCTGAATACTGTCCTCTATCACATCTGCAGTACGGCGTACCGGCTCAAAACGCCACTGACTGTGGGATGAACACAGACGGTTGCCCCAGTGTTTAAAACCGTCATGCCGAATAATGGTGGAGATGTTTTCCATGTTCAGCAGGTTTGCTGTGCAGTTCTGCTCCCCGAGAATAAATGTGTCCACCTGCTCCAGACCGGTGATATTCATCACGTCCTGGTTTGATTTGGACCACCACCATCCCTTTTCGTAATCTATGCGGGCACGCAGCCCGGCAGCACGAGCCGAATACGGACGAAATACCGTTTGCCCGCTGTCATCCGTTACTGACACGCGCGGGCGCAGCAGCTCCACGCGCCCGCCAAAGGATGCGCGCCTCTGAACCACATCCTGCGGCGTTGCCATTGAGGGAGAGTCGATATAGGCCACGGCCCGCAGCTTCGCGGCATACGTTTCCAGCGCCTTTGCCACACCATCATCCTCACTGTAACCCGTGGCAATGAGGATGCGCGGTTGATAGCCTGTCACGCCCTTACTTTCTGTCAGCGCCTCCATGGCCTGAATCACCGCCGCACGCTGTTCGGCCTCTTTCGCCTTTGTTTTGCTTTCCGCACGCACCACAATCACCAGCGCACCGGTCTGGTCAAAAATATCACGCAGGGCCGGATATAATGTCCCGGCTGAGCCCAGTTTCCCGGCCTGAGTAATGGCCCCTGCCACCACCACCGGTGTATTGACCGGGAACGCCTCATCCTCCCCGCCGGATAACGTCAGGCTGAACGGCGACACCACATTATTTTCAGCGCTTCCTGCATTCAGGGTACTGACAGCCGCCGTCACAGGCGAATCCCCCAGCGCATTCACCACTTCAGTCACACGGTCCGCCGTGGCGTTAATCTGGCTGTGTTCGTCCGTCCCCAGCGTTATCGTCAGGGTTGTGCCTTTCAGCGATGCCGCTGTCTGCGCGTTTTGTTCTGTGGCAGCCACAGCAACAACCGAAATCTTATTACCGGCCCGACCTTCCTGTTTCGCCGTGAAATCCAGCGCCGTTCCCAGCAGCCAGGAGCCGGCTGTGCCGGAAGCGCACACACCACCAGAGGCGTCCGGCGCAGTCCCCACCAGGCCAATCACTGCCGTGGAGATGGTCTGCACGGCAACCGTGCCTGTCGTCAGTTCAATGGTTTCAACACCATGTAATCCGGACATACATTTCTCCCATAAAAAAACCGCCCTCAGGCGGTCAGATGATTAACTTCTTTTTCAGGTATTTTGTGGCTGCTCAGGCCAGCTAATATTGTTGTAAGTGGTCTTATCCGTAATAGCGCTGAAATCCATCGCCTGCAGCGATTTCGCGTAAATGCGGTACGCTTTCAGCTTCTCCCTGTCTTCGTCACTGATTAATCCCAGCAGCAGGTCTTTTTCCCATTCGCTGGTCATGATGC